TGTGTCCTTGGTGTTATCAAGAATCCATAACGGAGTAATACAATGAACATTTTTATGCTAGACTACAATCCTATCATTGCAGCCCAGATGCACTGTGACAAACATGTAGTTAAGATGATACTAGAGAGTGCACAGATGTTATCAACTGCTCACCGTGTGTTGGATGGCGACGACTATGCAGATTCTAATAAGTTGTATAGAGCAACACATAAGAACCATCCCAGTAACGTGTGGGTTAGAAAAAGTCTACACAATTATTTGTGGTTGCATGAACTGTTTGTGCAACTGCTACTGGAGTACGAGAACAGGTACAATAAAGTTCATGCATGTGATAGGCTGGTTAATAAACTTAGCACTGCACCAGAAAATATTGGCGACTGTGCTGGTGATCCTGTGCCACAGTGTATGCCAGATAAATACAAAGTTAAATTTGATACCGTTCAAGCTTATCGTAACTATTACTTAGGAGAGAAAGCATACTTTGCTAAGTGGAGTAAGTCTTCTGTGCCTTTATGGTGGAAGGAGGCGTTATCCTAAAAACGACACTGTTAATAGTTGTAAGTATATTGATACTTTATGCAGTATTGATAAACTGGAGGCCACATTCTACGGAGGGTTTATTTAGGTATGAAACTTTTTATAAAAATTAAGGAATGGGTTATTAAAATAAATGAGTATCTAAACAGAAGTGATGCACCAAAATATTTATCCGGTAAAAAAGGAAATGCTGATGACACCACATGAAAAACTAAAGTTGCTTAGAGATAAGGTTGCTACTAAAGGAAATCCTATTGATAGACAGCACATTATAAATAATTTGAAAGATGTTTATGATCCCGAAATTACCAGTGTAAGTATTTATGAGTTAGGGCTTATTTACAACATCGACATAGATGAGAGTGAGGGTACTGTAGAGTTAACACACACGCTAACAAGTGCATGGTGTCCATTTGCAGATGAGATTGTTCATGCTATACATAAAGCTTGTGAGGTAGATAATGTTGACTCTGTTAATATCATTACGACATTTGATCCACCGTTTAGTATGGACATGGTTCCAGAAGAAACCCGACTAATTATGGGGTGGTAGAGGACTATGAGAGCTTTACCCGAAGAGTTTACTGTACAAGAATCAGATAAGGATGGTCTTGGTCTATTTGCTAGGCAGGAAATAATTTTCTTTCCTAATGCTGTGTGTCATATACACCATCCTTATCTGGGTTGGCTGCGAACTGCAGTAGGGGCCTTTCTTAATCATAGTGATACACCAAACTGTATCGTGCAAGAAAGTACTGTTGTGATTAAAACAGCTAGTGCCATAGCTGACTTTAGATTGGATCGTTATTTGTTGGGTACTGAAAGTAATCATAAGACAGGCGTAACGGTTAAAATTAGATGCCTGTTACAGAGTAGAAAAATTAACGCTGGTGATGAAATCACCGTAGCATATGAGGATATAAATCATCATGGAATACGATACCTTGGAGATACCGGCCTTCTTACGCCGTCACAAGAAGAGGGGCAGGCCCAGAAAAATTATTCAACCAGACTTGCTGCCCGTAAAAGACAAATGGAAACAGTGGGATAAAATTAAACAAAAAAGGTATGGAACACGCTATGATATAACTTTAGGTGATGAGGCACCAAGAATAGGTAGTGGGTTACGAATTGTATATGTTAAAGAAGGTCGTAAGTGGGCTACCATGACTAGCCATACTGGTGATCCTGATAAAAAGGAAGGTAAAGTAATTAAGAAGTTTAAGTTGAAAATTTGGTATGGAATTAAGGCTGCACATGAACGCCGTTTGAAAAGGAATGATCCCGATGAAGTTGCAAAACGCCAAAGTCGTAGACGTTATAGAAAGATATATACAAACCCCGGAGTTCAAGACCAAGATACGAGCGGACAAAACTCGTGATCAATATGAGTATCAATTACGGAAGTTGTGTGATCTACAGTTAGAGGGTGTTCCTGTAAAGGATATTAAAATGCCAGATTTAACAGTGGCTAAGTGCCAACATATTTACTGGCAGTTGGTTGAGAGTGTTGGTGACGGTAAAGGTATTCGATTTGCAAATTACACACTCCAGATTGTTACTCGTGTGTGGAATGTGCTTATGAAGTATGACCTGTTAGAAAAAAATCCTTGGTGCTTTGTAGAAAGGGGTAAGCCTGCACCTAGAAATACCATATGGAATACCGAAGACTTTACTACTTTTCTAAATACTGCATTTGGTGTACCTAAGTGGCGTAACATAGGTCTTCTGGTGCGTATCAATGTAGAGTTGGGTCAACGTATAGAGGATATACGCCTGTCTGAATGGGAAAACTATAACCTAGCAGATGGCTTGTATACCAGAGAGGTGATATTAAAAACTAATGAACGCATAGCGGGTATACCCATGTCAGATTCCCTCATACAAATGCTAAAGGAACAGAAAGAAGTATACGACTTTCAAAATTGGGTCGTACCAAATCCTATTACGCTTGAGCCATACAGTGAGCACAATATATCTCGTACTTTTAGAAAAATAATGGTTGCAGCTAAGTTGCCATCTCGTTTGCAGTTAAGGGATATTCGCAGAACCGTGTTAACAGACCTTGCTAACCACGGGGCTACCGATACAGAAATCATGGCTTACAGTGGACACAAGAGTAGGGAGAGTTTGATGCCTTATGTGTGCATTAACACAGAGCAGGCCCGTAATGCTGCCAACAAGCGGCAATTTAGTATGGAAGAAAATGATGAATGGCAACAATTTAAACGTAGTCTTATGACTACAGAAGAACTTTTAAATGAGATTGAGTTTAAGGATGAATGAACAGACGAAGAAAGAATTTAATGAACTATATGAAAAATTAAAAAAAATTGATAATGAAATTTCTACTGCAGCATGGCCTAATATTAATGACGGCTTTGATTATTCTTATAGGGATAAGATAAGAAAAAAATTGCTGTCTATTTTAGAAAGGGACAACGGTGAGCAGCATACATACCTACATAAATGAACTAGACTTACAACTAGACGACAGGCATAGAGGAGACTGCCCTGTTTGCAACGGAAGAAATACATTCACTGTTTCCAGAACATTGGATGGCATTCTTTATAACTGTTACAAGGCAGGTTGTGGATTATCTGGCACAAAAAATACTTTTGTTACTGTTCAAGATGCTCTACGGCGAAAAGAAAACCCCACAAAGCAGGGTCCATTTGTTTTACCGGACTATATAGTGCCAAAACGAAAGGAAGTAGAAGATTGGGCGAGGGCTAATTTTATTGTAGATACAGAGCTACTGTATGACGTGAAAGAAGACAGGGTTGTGTTTCCTGTAGTACATAACCGAAAGATTGTGGACGCTACAGGACGGGCCATAAGGAAATATAGTAAGCCTAAGTGGAAACGCTATGGCACCAGTCAGTACGCTTACACGGTAGGTGAGGGTACTGTGGCAGTAGTAGTAGAGGATTGTATATCTGCTGCTAGGATATCTAAGGTAATTAAAAATTGTGTAGGGGTTGCACTGTTAGGTACTTCTCTATTACCTGAACACATTAATCAGTTAAAGGACTTTAGTATGGTTCTTGTGGCTCTTGATCCTGACGCTGCTAAGAAGACACTGCAATTCACCTCTACAATACGGGCGCAACTTGGTTCAGAAAATATTTTTGCTATAAAATTAGAAGATGACTTGAAGTATGCGAGAAAAAATGATATAGTGAACATTCAAAATAGGATAGGAGAATGCAATGGAATTGGCTCTACTACGCACACTGATGGACAGAGAGTTCTATAAAAATAATAGGAATTTAGCAAAGGAGAAAATATTTAGAAGTAAGGAAACTAGGTCTATTAAAAGTGTTATAGATCAGGCTATGGTTGACTATGAGAATGAACTTGGTCCTTCAGATATAGAAGCCCTGTTCTTTTCGCAAAACCCCACATTGACTACAGCACAAAAAGAATCGTACCAGACCCTATTTCGTAAGATTGATGCTGTAGAACTGTTAAATATGGATGTAGCACAAAATGTATTGCGGGAGTTGAACAGAGAGGATGCCGCAAATGAACTAATGGACTTGGCATTCAAGATGTCTAATGGTGAAGTAACTTCCCTACATAAGATTGTCGAGTTCGTAGATCAAAGAGAAGAAGACTTTATGCCAGCCCTGAAAGTGTATTTTGAAAACATGGACATTGATTCTTTACTCAAGAAAAATGATCTGAAGTTTAGATGGAAGTTTAATATACCTACAGTTGCCACCTTGATCCCCGGCGTAAATCAGGGACAGATAATTGTGGGTGCAGCCCGTCCTAATACGGGTAAGACAAGTAGTCATGCCTATCTCTGTGCTGGACCTGATGGGTTTGCCCAGCAAGGAGCTAAGGTTATGGTCTTAGCTAACGAGGAGGATACCAGTAGAGTATCTGCACGATACCTAACGGCTGCTTGCGGCATGAAGATTGAAGACATTGTTAAGAATAGGGCAAAGGCAGAAAAGTTATTTAGTCCCATCAAAGACAGGCTAAAAGTTACTGATGCTACAGGCTGGGATTTAGATCGTGTTGAACGGGCTATCAAAGCGTATGAACCTGACATAGTAATTGCAGATATGGCAGATAAATTTCAGCCCGAAGGTAGGTACACAGCACACCATGAGCAGTTGAAGGCGACATATATTAGATTTAGAATTATAGCCAAACAATACAACTGTGTGCTATTTGCCATGTCTCAACTGTCGGCAGAGGCAGAGGGCAAAGTGTTTGTAAACATGAGTATGCTTGAGGGCAGTAGAACAGGCAAGGCTAGTGAAGCAGATGTATTGTTTTGTATAACTAAAACACCTATGGTTGAAGGACAACAGGAGGAAGAAAGTCCAGAGAGACACTGGTTAGTATTAAAGAATAAGTTGACTGGAAAACACGGGCGAGTTATTACCTTGCTTGACCCGGAAACTGCAACATATAGCGCATAGGAAAAATCATGAAACTTACAGTGGACATAGAAAATACTGTATCTAAATTACCTTCTGGTAAAACCTTGCTTGATCCTTTTACAGAGGGCAATAGACTGGTGTTGGTATGTACAAAAAAGGACACTGGTGAAGAGTCCTCATTCTGGTTTGATCATGCTACACATAGCACAGATAATGCCAAGGAGCTACTGCAAGAGCAGCTTGATGAAGCTACCGTGTTAATCTGTCACAATGCTCAACATGAATTAACATGGCTGTGGGAGACAGGGTTTACCTACGATGGTTCTGTGTTTGATACTCTGTTGGTGGAGTATCTATTTCAAAGAGCGGTTAAAGAACCCCTGTCTTTGCAGGCTATTGCAGAGAGATATGATTTAGAAAATCAAAAACTGGATACTCTTTCCGAAAGTCTTAAAAAGGGTGCATCTGTAGCGGAAATTGATGGAGATGAATTGCAAGAATACTGCTTAACAGATGTACGAGCTACACAGGAATTGTCGGATCGCCTTCGTACAAAAATGTTTAGTCAAGAGTATGCTACATTGCAGCATATAATTAATTTAACCAATGATGTATGTGTTCTTTTAGCTAAGATATACTATCGTGGCTTTAGAGTAGATAGGCAAGTGTTATTGGAAGTAAAAGAAGAGTTTCAAAAAGAGCAACAGGAGATACAACATGAACTGAAGGATCAACTTCATAGTCTTATGGGAGATACTCCTATAAACTTAGCTTCTCCTGAACAATTGAGCACGGTTGTATATAGTCGCAAGCCTAAAGATAAGGCTACATGGGCTACTAACTTTTCCAAGTACATGAAAAAGGCAGCATTTTCTGCTGCAACCACAGCTAATTCTGAAATTGTATACAAAACAACAGCAATTCAATGCAAAGATTGTTTTGGTAAGGGATTTAATTTAGCTATAAAGAAAGATGGAACTACCGGAAAAGCAAAGCGTATATGTCACACATGTAATCGTACAGGAATATTATACATTCCCGGTAAAGCTATGGCGGGGTTGAGATTTTCTGCTCCTTCTGCAAGTTGGGTAGCTAATCATGGTTTTAGTACAAGCAAATTTAATCTTGAAATTTTAGAAAACTCTGCTAGGCAAAAGGGACTTTCTGATGCACAAAGTTTTCTGCATAAGGTGCGTAGGCTATCCGCATTAGATACCTATATGTCTTCTTTTGTAGAGGGGATTACAAATTTCATAAAGCCTGATGGAAGATTACATGTTAGACTAGTTCAACACAGAACTGCAACTGGTCGCTTGGCGTCTGACTCACCAAACCTACAAAACATGCCTCGTGGTGGTACTTTTCCAATTAAGAGAGTGTTCAGATCGCGTTGGTTGGATGGTAGTATTATTGAAGCAGACTTTGCTCAACTTGAATTTAGGGCCGCTGCTTTTCTGGGTGATGATGAAGTTGCCAAGAAAGAAATAGATACAGGCTTTGATGTGCATAGCTATACGGCAGAGATTATTTCTAAGTATGGTCAGACTACAACCCGACAAGAAGCTAAGGCACATACCTTTGCCCCGCTATTTGGGGCCACAGGCTTTGGTAGGACAGCAGCAGAGGCTGCATACTATCAATTATTTACTAAAAAATATTACGGCATAGCTGGTTGGCATGGTGAATTGGCAAATGAAGTTATGTCTACAGGAATGGTTACTACGCCTACAGGAAGACAGTTTAAATTTCCTAATGTACAGAGAAAAGAGGGAGGAACCATTACACATTTTACAGCAGTGAAAAATTATCCTGTTCAATCCATCTCTACAGACATTGTACAAACAGCTTTACTATTAGTTGAACGTATTATGCGAAATAAAAAGCTTAATAGTATTATAGTTAATAGTGTGCATGACAGCATTGTGGTGGATGTATATCCAAAGGAAGAAGAGTTGGTCAGAGAGTGCATTACAATAGCTGAACAAAGATTGAGAACAGCATTTTTAATTAATTTTGAAGTAGATTTCAATGTTCCACTTATCATTGATTGTAAAATGGGAAAAAATTGGATGGAATTGAATGAATATGCTTGACATTTTTCTTGAAATTGGTATAATGGGGCAATCTTTTTTTGAGCAAACCGAAAGGAATTATCATGGAAACAGAACTAGTTACAATAGATAGTGCAAATTACGATATAGTGGCTGCAGCAATGGGTATTGAAGCAGAAAAATCTTCTTCTGTAAATTCTACAAATGCCCTTACCCGACTTCGTATCTGGAACAAGTCAGTAATGGGAACCATAGAAAAAGATGGCAAGCAAAGGCAGTTGGAAGTAGTTCCCGGTGGAACGTATCGTTTGGACGATGGCAGTGGTACGTATAAGTACTGTGAGCAGATTACGCTAAGGCCCTTTCTGCAAAGATTTAGGTACAATCGCTGGATGCCATATCAGAAGCCTGATAAAAATGGTAGAAATGGTAAATATATAAAGTCCGCTTTTACTGCTGATTACAAGGCATTTAATTCCACTGACCTGATTGATGAGTCAGGAGGATTCAACTGTGGTAGGCCATCTGGTTTTGTTAAGGAGTGGAATGAATTGCCAGAGGCTACTAGAAAGTTGATAACTTCTGTTAAGCGGGTTAGGACTATTTTTGGTACAGTTGAAATTGGTGGCTATCTCAACGAAGAGGGGGAAAATATAGAGGTTGAGTATGGAGAAGACCAAATACCTGTTATTTGGGAAATAGAAAATAATACGGCTTTCAAGATTATGGGAGATGCTCTTGCCAAATACAGACAGGCAGGCCGATTGTTTCCTCAACATAAGATACAATTGTTTACAGAGGGTTCTCCTATGGCTAATGGTAATATGTTGTATCAGCCTATCTTCAATGTCGATCTCACAAAAGAAGTTAAACTCACACAGCCTGAAGATAATGATACACTCATGAACTTTCAGACATGGGTTAATAATTATAACAAGTACATTCAAACTTCGTATGATGAAAATGCCAATAACAGTCCTCTAACTTCAGAACAAGAGAATGTAATTGAGGGATTTATCACCGTAGATGAAGGAGAGTAGCTATGGAACATCCTGTAGAGTTACTTGTGCATTCGTATCTTCAAGATGTACGACAAGGTACTTCTACAATGTCTGAAGAAAACATACAGGGTATTGTGAAGCATGTGGAAGAAGCAGTTCGTAAGCAGTTTAAAAAACGGGAAGGAGATTTTAGACTACGGGCAAGCAACATAGGTAGAGTGGCCTGCCAACTTTGGTTTCAAAAAAATAAACCAGAGGCTGCTATTCCTCCACCTTCACATTTCTTATTGCGAATGATGATTGGAGACATTACAGAAGCTGTATTTAAAGGTGTACTTAAAGAGGCTGGCGCTACATTTGAGGAGCCAGAAAAAATTGAAACAGAAATAGCAGGAGAGAAAATATCAGGTGAGTATGACCTTGTGCTAGACAATAAGGTAGATGACATTAAATCCACAAGTCCTTGGAGTTACAAGAACAAGTGGCTTGATGGGTACAGTATAGAAAAAAGTGATCCCTTTGGTTATGTAGGACAGCTAACTATTTATGCCAAAGGTAAAAATGTAGAACCCGGAGGATGGTGGGTTTTAAATCATTCCACGGGAGAGTTTAAGTATGTTAAGTACACGAGTAACCCAGAAAAGGTTGTTAAAGATTTAGAAAAAACAGTAACAACCATAAAAAATAATGAGTTTAAGAGGTGCTTTAAACCTGTTAAAGAAACTTTTTATAAGAAGGAGACAGGAAGATATGTATTAGGTACAGAATGTAAATTTTGTAATTTTAGACAGGCTTGCTGGGGAGACATGTTGAGTGAAGAAGAGTCAAAAGTTAGTAAGGCAAAAATAAAGCCTATTGTTAGTTATATAGCTATGGAGAAAGGAGATGATATCCATGTCAAATGATGAAGAAGGTAATGTATTTGAAAGTATGTCAGTAGAAGAGCTACAGGAAACTGTAGAAGAAATGTCTGTACAGTTGCGAGATGCAAAAGTAGCATTGAAGAATAAACGACTGTCTGGTGTTAGGGCAGCAATTGAGGCAAGGCGAGAAGCAGACTCTGACTTGACAGAGGAACTACGAAAGATAGGTTATAAGACAGGATCAAGAAGTTTATTTGTTGATCCATTTAGTGGTCGTTATCGTATGTAGTCATGATTGGAAACCTTGGGGGAAAGTGTAAAAACTTTCCTCCTCTTTTTTGGAGATACATATATGATGAAAGAAATTATGATATCCTTAGAAATGTTAGATGCGGCTAGACAAAAAGCAAAGGAGCTAGGAAAATTAAATAATTCTATTCTAAAAGGTAAGGGAAACTTGGCAGGGTTTTTGGGTGAGCAAATTGCTCTGTCCTTTTTAGGGGGAGAGTGGCAAAATACATATGAATATGATATTTTACTTTCTGATGGAGAGAAGGTGGATGTTAAAACTAAACAAACATCAGTTACGCCCCTACCTGAATATGATTGTAGCGTAGCTAAATATAATACTAAGCAACTGTGTGACTCCTATGCTTTTGTGAGAGTAAGAAATGACTTTACTGTTGGTTGGTATTTAGGAAAAATTAACAAGGAGGACTTTTTACAAAAGGCCATTTTTATGAAAAAGGGTGATGTTGATCCTAGTAATAATTATCGTGTACGGGCAGATTGCTACAATTTAAAAATACATGCGTTGGGAAATGTACAATAAAAAAGGATACTATGCGGTAAGGCAACGAGGATTTCGATCTGGCCTTGAGGAGAATATTGCAAAGCAAATTAAAAAAGCTAGGCATAAACTTCGTTACGAAAAAGTTAAAATAAAATGGGTGGATTTTTCTATTAGAACTTACACGCCAGACTTTGTTCTTGATAATGGTATTATACTAGAGGTAAAAGGATTCTGGTCTACAGACGATAGAAGAAAACACGCAGAAATAAAAAAGCAGCACGGTGACTTAGACATCAGGCTTGTGTTTGAAAATAGTAAACGAAAGATAAGAAAGGGATCAAAAACTACATATGGTGATTGGTGTAATAAAAAAAGTATTGTTTATTGTGATAGAGTAGTTCCACAAGAATGGTTACGAGAGAAATTAATTTTAATGCCGCAACAAGTAATTCAAATTAAGGGGAAACTAAGCTATGACTACACTTCATAAATACTTGACACCAGATGATTTTGTCATTATACTGAAGCCAGTAAAAGAGGATGAAGGAGACATATCTCCGTGGACAGGGGAAGTTCAAGTGTCCATTGTAACCAATGTACAAGAGACTACTTTATCGGAAGAAGAATTTGGAAACATGCTTTTATTGTGTAACTTTGCAGCGGCTTCTATTCCTGCTATGGAGGAGAATAATTTTGTTCGGGAATTAATTGAAACGTATGTTCAAAAGAATATGCTTACACTTGTTTCTGATGATGAAATGAGTACAACACTTTTAACGCCAGATTCTGACACGAAAGGAAATGCCTGATGACAATAGATATGGTAAATAGTCCTCCACATTATAACAAGCACGGTATAGAATGCATACAGGCAATTCGTGCCGCTCTTACAGACGAAGAATTTAAAGGGTACTGCAAGGGCAATGTGTTGAAGTACACATGGAGAGAAAATTACAAAAACAAAATAGAGGACTTGAAAAAGGCAGAATGGTATGTAAATAAGCTGATTGAAAGTATGGAAAGTTTATGAAAGTAAAAGCACGAGTATCAATGCTTCTAGAATTAGACGCAGAAGAGTTTCTTATGCCTGTAGATGGTGATCCAACAGAGGAGCTTGAAGAAATGTTAGAAGAACTAGTGGATCACCTTGACGGTACTAGACTTGTACGCCTTAACATTAAATGCACTGGAGGACAACTACATGAATAATTTAATGAGTGATTACCAAAGAGTTATAGCTATGTCACGTTACGCCAGATGGAATGGGGAAAAACAAAGAAGAGAAACATGGCAAGAGACAGTAACCCGCTTATTGAATTTCTATAAAGATTATTTAAAAAATAAACATAGCTATGCCATGCCAAAAGAACTGTACACTGATCTGTATGTAGCTATTGTAACCATGCAGGTAATGCCTAGCATGAGAGCTATGATGACGGCTGGTCCAGCATTAGAGCGCAACCACATTGCTGCATACAATTGCAGCTATATGCCTGTTGATAGTCCACGAGCGTTTGATGAGTGTCTATATATTTTGATGCATGGAACAGGCGTAGGCTTCTCTGTGGAGAGGCAGTACATAGCACAACTTCCAAAAGTACCAGATGAATTTGAGGACAGTGAGACAACTATTGTTGTGCAAGACAGCAAAGAAGGTTGGCATCGTGGCTACAAGGAATTGATTAATCTTTTATACGCTGGCATGGTTCCTAAATGGGACATGTCAAGAATACGTCCAGCAGGAGCGAAGCTAAAGACTTTTGGTGGTAGGGCAAGTGGTCCTGACCCTCTAGATAACCTATTTGTATTTACTACAAACACATTCAAGAAAGCTTCCGGGCGAAAGTTATCTAGCATTGAGTGCCATGATCTTATGTGTAAAATTGCAGATGTCGTAGTAGTAGGCGGTGTTCGTAGGTCAGCCTTGATCAGTCTGTCTAACCTTTCAGATGATCGTATGCGCCATGCCAAGGCAGGATCGTGGTGGGATACAGAGCCTCAACGTGCGCTATCTAACAACTCTGTGTGCTATACAGAAAAGCCAGACATAGGAACATTCATGCGTGAGTGGGTATCCTTGTACGATTCTAAATCAGGAGAGAGGGGAATATTTAATCGTAGGTCTGCTCAACAGCAAGCAGCTAAGTATGAAAGGAGAGATGCCAATATTGACTATGGAACTAATCCCTGTTGTGAGATTATTCTACGACCAAAGCAATTCTGTAATTTATCTGAAGTAGTCGTTAGAGCAGAGGATACGCCTGAAACATT